GAAATTAGTTGCTTTGTTTTTCCACCATGCAATAATATTTTCAAGCTCAAACTTGTCATAGTTTTCATCTTTAACTAAAACATCAGTCTTCCCATTTACAACATCAATAAAGTTTTTGAAACCGTAGTTAGATATGTAGTATCTTTTTTGTTCTGTCAAATTTTTTGCATTCTCAATCACTTCATTGAAACGTATGATTTCTTTAGTACCTTTTAAACCAGCTTTTGTCAGAGAAATAATTTTCATGCTTGTTTTTAACTTCTTGCTTGATATATCATCTTCAACAATTTTACCCACTTTAGATTCAACGAAATTACGTAAATCTTCATAAGGTTTTCCATGCATCATTGGTAGAAAATCACTTTCAGTTTCACCTTTATGTCTTATATATGGCTTCATTCCATCATACTGTGAGGACGATTTGGATGAACCATAGAGACTTGTGGTTTCAAACATACACAAGTTCATATCATATTTCTTGTTAATCATTTTCCTAACTTGGTGGGAACAACAGATACCTGCAAGTAACTTTCCGCCCAAGTAATTGAAACCGAAAGGTTGCGCTGGTACAATAACAAAACCCATCATTGTGGTGTTGTTGAATGCCTTGGCAGTTTCTGGTTTCTGTGTAAAGACCTGGCCAAGCATTTCATTACGTGGTCTACAATTAATAACAGGAGAACCAATACGAATGAAACCCAGAAACTTATTTGTGTTTTTTTCTTTGACACCTAAACGAATTTGGCGACCTACGGGTGAAATATTAATATGTGAAGATGTGATGTTCAGTAGAGTTTCCCATGTGTTGGTATTGCATTCAATAACATCAATATCCATGTCTCGTGGATGCATTGAGAAATCGGAGAACAAATCTTCTTCAATTGGGAATAATGGGTTCGCTGACATTTCAGACAACGAAGCCAACTTCTGGTCACGCATATAATCATCGATGCGTTCAAAGTTACCAAAGTAATCTTCAAATACTTTAGCACAATGAATTGCATCCTCTTTAGACAACATCATATTTTGAAACCATCAAATGATTTTTTAGCCTTTTGTTCTCTGTCACCAAAAGTATTCACTGGTTTATCGTGACCAGAATCGGCCAATCCATCTTGGCCAGATTGTTCAACATCATATAATCTCATTTTACTTCTATCAACACCAAGAGTGAATCGTTTGTAATATGTAGGATCATTGTATCTGTTCTTCAATTGTTTGACCATAATCTGGCCCAGTTCTTCCAATTCTTCCGAAGTAATCAAGGCAAACATCAAATCAGCTGTCGCTGGCAAACCAAAAGATTCACTTGTATCTTCAAGTCCTGGGTCGGAAGAAGTAAATCCACTTCTTGTTGTTTGTGTCGCAGATACAACTGGTACTCCGAATTCAACTGCAAGACCTCGCAGTTCTTCAGCGATTGACTTGACGTAGGTATAGGAATTAATACTTGCTCCGGGTTTGATTCTAGCAGAACAACAAATATTGAGATAATCAATAAAAATAATATCAGGCCTAAAAGACTTTTTAAGATATAGTTCATTCAATAGTGTTCTAAAGTGTGTTGCAGAAGCTGATGCAGTTGGATATTCTTTGATGATTAGTTTGCCTGTTGTCTTAGATTTAACCTTAGCAACTTTCTTATCATACATTTCTTTTGGAAGATCCTGTAAATCGTCTAAGGATACATTCAACAAATTTGCGTCAATACGTTCTGCTATTTTTTCTTCAGCCATTTCCATTGTGATATACAATACATTACGACCCTGAGACATAGCACCGGCAGCAACATGACACATAAAAAGGGACTTACCAACACCAGTACCAGCCAAGGCGATATTAAGTGTTTTGGCAGGAAGGCCGCCCTTGGTGATTTTGTTGAAGTAGTCGAGGTCAAAGGGAATTCGTTCTTCTTTTCTATGATAGAATTCATATCTTTCATCGGCATTCTCCAAATAATCGTGTCCAACAGATGTATCAAAACTTACTCCTAAGGCATCCGATAGTATCTTGGGAATCTGACCTTTATCGTTGGTCTTGTCTTTCCCATCGAGTATAGAAATAGACCCCAATACTGCATTGTAGATTGCTTTCTCTTGGCAGAATTTTTCGGTCTTGTCAACAAGCCATTGAATCTGGGATATTTCTGACTTAGATTGTTCAACCTCTTTAAGATAAGTTTCTGATTTCTCAACTTCAACATCCGTGATATCACGCCTTTCTTTGACGGCCAATATAATTGCTTCAATCGTCGGTGTTGAATTGTAAGAATTAGTGAATGATGTAATTTCATTAAAAATTGCTTTTTCTGTTCTGTCTGAAAAGTATTCTTCTTTTAAGAATGGAAGAACTTTTCTAAGAAATTCGTCCGAGTAAATCAGGTGCTTTAAAATTGTTTGTTCAAGTCGCATCAATTATTTCCTCATCTATATTGGCAGACATTAATTCCACCAACAAATCGCCTGCATATTGTTTAAAATCCGAATCCTTCTCCAGAAGTTTCGGCTTCATTACAGGACATTCTAACACATAATAAGCAAAAAGTAAATGGGGCCCATCGGCATACTCTTTAAAAGATACCTTACCATATTTGAATAAGGTATCCTTGTATTCACCCACCAGAATCTTAATATGTGCCGTTTCTTTATCGTCTTTAGGATAAATGAAACAGTAGTCTATACCTTCAATCATTTTGATTCTTGCATAATATTACCAGAAGTAACACTATATTTTTCTTCAACAAATTTTAGAAAAGTTTCATCTTCTAAAATAGAAGTCCAAAAATCTTTTGTATCTGTATCTTTTATACGATATTTTTTATCTTCAACTTCACCAGTTTCCGGATTTACTTTTGAATACCAACCATTGCTAGGTTTTACTACGTGCTTAGATTCAACAGCAATGTCAAGTAAGCCAGACCACTTGCTAATACCACCGTCAAAAGATACAGTGACAGGAATTTTAGATTTCTCTTTAACATAACGGGATTTTTCTACATTGATAATAAAATTGTAACCGACAATCTCGGTGCCTTCTTTTTCTTGTTGACGGCCAAGGATGAAAATGTTGTCAGCAGAATAATATGAACCTGTGCCGCCACCAACAATGTCCTTAGGGAACATACCAATTTCTTTGTATGTGTGATTGACTACAATCATTGGAATATCTTTAATATTCAAATGTGGTGTAACCATGCGAAACAAAGATTTAACTTGTTTAGCTCGACTCATATCAGCTACAGATTTTTCTGCTAAAGCATCTTCAACTTCTTTCTTTGAAGCCAAATTACCAATCGAATCAATAACAATGATGAGGTGTTCACCACGTTCCAAATCTGTCAACTGTTTCATAATATCAAACTTCAACTGTTCGATATCAGTAAGTGGTGTGTGAAGTACCCGTTCAGTATCAATACCAAATGAATCGAAATAAGACTGTGGAGTACCAAACTCAGAATCATAAAACAAGAGTGCAGCATCTTCATATTTGTCCATATAAGATTTAGCCATCAATAGTGAAAAAGCAGTCTTGAAGTGTTTTGATGGACCTGCCCACATTGTGAGTCCGGGAGTTAAACCACCATCAAGTTTTCCTGACAAAGCAACATTGATAATCGGCACGGCTGTTGGAATCATATCTTTATTTGTAAAGAATTTTGATTTGGATAGAATTGCAGAATCTTTGATACTGCTGTTCTTTTTAATTTTGTCTAATATACTCATTTTATTCCTTAATTAAAAAAGTCATCTAGTGTAGTCTGTTTTTCGGTCGACCAACCCATACAATCTAAAATAACTTTAATGGGTTCCAGAAAAGTCTTTTCGAATTGTGTATTATAGTCGATATATTTTGAAATGTTAAATTCTTTTGGCAGCCGTGTTGGATAAGAGATAACGGTATCTTTAAATGGGTTTGGCATAATCAAATATGAGAACTTAATCTTTTCACCTTCTTGGATTAGAGGATACTTCTTTGTTAACTTCATTTCTTTGAGATAATGATTGTAGAGAATTGCACCTTTAACATGAATTGGTGTTCCAGATTTGTATAAACTATTACTATCGGAATACTTACTTAGGCCATTAATTCCACGAGGGAAAGAAATATCTTCGGGTGGCAATCCAATAAAGTATTTTCTAAAATCTGCAATAAACTTATGCATGTCTAATTCCGTGCCGCCGATCATAATTAAAATTGATTCTTTCATCTTACTACGAACTGCGGCGGGAGTGGAAGATTTAATCATTTCAAGACCCATAACTTTCAAGTCAGGTTCATTGTAACGAACACCTTCATTGTCATACACGTTCATGATGTAACGCTTCTTGGCAGTCCAAATACCTTTGTCAGCCAATGCTTCACGTTTCATTTGCATCTTCTGTGCATACGCATGTACATACTCAGCCAACTCATTGTATGATTCGTTAATGTATGGCTCAATCTTGTCTTTACAAACTTTGTCCATAAAGTCAATCACTTTAGTCTTCGGCATAGAAACTACACCATCAACACCATACACTTTGTTGACCAAAGGCCCAAGTTTTAAATAAATTGAATCTGTATCAGAAGCAATGACATAATCTTTTTCTTCTGACGACAGTAACTTGTTCATGTAACCGTTAATCTTATTTTCAATCCATTTGATTGACAATTGACCGGCAGTGGTAACACCCAAGGCCATACGCAAGTCATAGAATCTGAAATATTGAGAACCTAAAGCACCATAAGCAGAATTAAGAGAAACCTTTTTTGCAAGCTGAAGATTATTGAGTCTAGCAATTCGTTTTTCAATCTCATACTTTTTAGAATCATCTTTTTCATTTTCATAGTCCTGCTTTGCATTCAGCATCATCTTCTTAAACTTTTTACGGTCTTGATACATTTCATCCATCATCTTTGGTAAGAAACCTTGAATATCTGTACGAAAGAATTGGCCGTTAGGTGTAATTGTTACACCACTCAAATTTGACAAGTTAACTGACTTAGTGAGTAATTTATCAACACTTATACCAGAAGAAATAACATCACGCATTTCTTGTGTGTAATCTTCTGGTTCAATCAAAGTCTCTGGTGAGATATTATATTGCATCATCAAATGAGGATACAAACTATTCAAGTCAAATGATGCAAGCCATTCATGTAGTCCAACTTGTGGGTCTTTAACATATGCGCCGGCAAACATACCATCTTTTTCTTGTGTTTCTTTTGGAGGAACAACAATCTTATCTTGCATCAAACGATTGTAAGTGAGTGCATCCCACATGCGTGTCTGTGCAAATATATCTTCATAGTTACACTTGGTATCGTATGCAAGAGTTAAACCCAATTCCAATAGTTTTAGTTTTTCTTCCAGTTTAATAATCAGCTCAACGTCTTTAATGTTATACTCAATAAACTTTTGATAATTCAAACGATACAATTCATGCAGATTATCGTATTCATCATATGATAGTTTAGTCTCACCAACCTCAGCAGTCGCAATTGCATCCAAACGATATGATTCCTGTGACTTACCATTAGGAGCATACCAACGATACAGTTCAATATAGTCAAGTGAAGCAACACCAACAATATCATATGCCGTCATTGGTCGACCATTGATGATAGTCTTACGTTCAGTGATATATTTCCAAGGCGATAAAAGTTTAGTTTCTTCTTCACCAACAATTTTACGAAAACGATTAATCAAATAAGGAATATCGAAAAACTTGGTGTTCCAACCAGTCAACACATCAGGACAATTATTAGTCCATTGTTTTAGAAATCTTTTGCAAAGTGTCCATTCATCTTTACACTTAATATAGACTTCGTTGCCTTGGACAACATAATCACCGCAGCCAAAAACGACTGTCAGGCCATTAATATATTTCAAACAGATGGCAGTAATAGGTTCATTCGCAAGATATGGATCAGGGAAACCATTCTCTGAACCAACCTCAATATCAACCACTCCAATAACGATTTTATCTTGGTCCCAGTCGACCATATCTTTATGCTGTTCACCGATAAAGGCGTACTCATAACGATTGTTTCCATAGATTTTAGGTGCGCCGGACACATCTTTAAAACCTTTGATGTATTCACGGGCACCACTAATGTCATCGAAACGTTTACGTTCTAATGTTTTACCGTCAAGTGTTTTATACTGGCCAGTTTTACTGCGAATATAAAGTGATGGTGAATAGTCAATTCTTTGTTTAACTCTTTTGCCATCCATTACGCCTCGGTATAGAATACTATTACCGAAACATTGTACATTAGTATAAAATTGCATTAAACGATAAGTTGTTTTGATGGTGGAAGAACAATACCAGAACCAAAGATTTGATTATAATTCGTAATGAAATCCTCGGCAGGAACGTAAGAGTATATCACATGTTTCTTTGCCAAAGCAACAACACTTCCTGGTTTTTGTGGTGCATGGATTGGAAAAGGTGCAAATCCAACATTAGGTTGGCCATTTTGGCCACGAACAACTGCAATACCTACAGGATTTTCCAAAACCCATTCAGTTTCACTTTGGGATTGTACTTCTCCAAGAACTTCTTCGCCTGTGATTAATTTTAAAACAATAATTACCATGACACTTCCTTATAAATATTGGTTGATTTGATGCGTTAGTATATCATTTTTTTGTTCTGTTGTCAACAATTTATTGGTATACTTATCGAAATGTTTAAAATTATTTTTGTGGCCATTCTAACATCGATCATTCTATGTAGCTCAATAGAGGCGGATCAAAATATATTACTTTACAACACTTTGAAAAAAGATGAAGTATTAATTTGCATACGATGGAAATGGTCAAATACACCGCAAGAGGGTAAAGTCGATTGTGTTGAATGGGCAAAAAAAGATTGCTCTAATAGATTGTATCCAGAAATATGTAAGAGGGGTGGGTAAATAATGGATCCAATCACTATTGGTCTAGCGTTCACTGCTGCACAATCAGCAATTAGTGGCATCAAACAAGCCATTGCTATGGGCAAAGATGTTAACAGCATTATTGGCCAGGTGGGACATTTCTTTGAAGCCGCTGACCAAGTTCATATGGCTAGTATCAAAGCCAAACATGGCGCATTAAATAAATCAGATGCTGAAATAGGACGCCAAGCACTTGAGTTTGCTATGCGTAGTAATCAATTGCGTGAAGATGAACGAGCACTCAAAGACATGATATACTGGCAACTTGGCAAACCTCAAATTTGGCAGGAGATGATTGCTGAACGTACTAGATTATTACAAGAAAAACGTGAAGGTGAAGAAGCACTAGCAAAAGCCAAACAAGCACATAAAGAAAAGATGGCACAATACGGAATGCTGTCTTTATATGTATTGGCCGGCGGCACTATTATTACTGCATTTATTATGATGGGTGTTCAGTTTTATAGTATGGCTGAAGAACAAAAAGCGTATGAGGCAAAGGTTGTGGCGCGCCAAAAAATCCTTAGACAGCAACAGGACGACAGAGAACGAGAGCAGAAAAATGAATTGGCAAAGGCTGTAACGTCAGGTGGTTAGTATCTATTTCGGTCGTTTGACCAGTCTTTAAACATTACCCAAAATATCATTACTAGAGGTATACACCCCAGTAAAAACAATAAGTCGTTAAATGTAATGATTATGTTAAAGTGCATCCATTATTTATATGGTTAAACACTTTAGTGGAGCGGGATATCAGAATCGAACTGATGACTGGAGATTGGAAATCTCTAATTTTACCATTAAACTAATCCCGCAAGATGGATGCAGAGGCTGGATTCGAACCAGCGATTTCAGGCTTATGAGGCCAGACGGATAACCACTTCCATACTCTGCTATAATATATATACAACTTTTGGTGCGAGTGGCCGGACTCGAACCGGCACGCCATTACGACCTCAGATTTTAAGTCTGATGCGGCTACCATTACGCCACACTCGCAAATCCATTTTGAAATACACTAACGACATAGGCAATTGGATCTCCCTGTCAAACCGAACCAACTTCAGCAATGTATTTCAAAATGGACACCTTTCGGTGCCCACTGCGTTACAGCACTTTGTAACGGTCGTCCATGATGGTCTTCAACATCACGGATTCTGGTGTGAAGTTTTCTAGGTCACCCGCAAGCAGTGGCTTAACCACGGCTGGAGAGAAACCAGACACCAGTGCAGTACCTGACTTGTCAAACTTCACAGGCGCATTGCCATATGAAGCATTCAAGTTCCAGAATACAACCTTTGGCAAAGTGTATCCTGAGGCTTCGTACATACGTGCAATCATTTCGATTGCAGAATCATCATGCTTGATGCAGGCATCAAATTGCATGTCTGACAGAATCAACACCATTGCTGGCATTTCTTCTTGTGTTACATTGCCTTTTACAGCAACATCTAGGATTTTTGCAAAGGCCTTGTTCAGGTCAGTGTTCATATCCCAGCTGGACTTAACCATTTGGTCAATCTTAGAATTGATACCACCCTTTAGGTGCAACAATTCTGGATTGCCGGAGAAGGTCAAGAATGTGTCCTTGAACGCACCCCTGTTCTTATCAGCAAGATACAATCCCAAAGAGACTGCAACTTCCAAACAAGTCAACTTACCGGTCTTACTTGCGGTGCAGGTCATAGAACCAGATACGTCAACCAGAGGCAGAATGTTTGCATCCCCAACATAGTTAGGCAATGCATTCCATTGTGCTTCAATCAAGTCCAATTCGGTCTTGTTGAATGTAACTCCATAATTGGAGATACGTCCCTTCAACACATCATATGGGAATGCCACAGATGCGTTAACCTTAACTTCAGGGTTTTCACCCTTTACCAAAGCCGCAACATATGTTGCATAGGTTTCGGTGTTACGGTTAAAGGCCTTCTTGTAACGGGCAGCCGCTACGGAAGGAACGTGTGAAAAGTTGATGGAATCCCAGTCCTTTGCACACATATTGGTTTCAACAACCTTGGTCATTTCGACCAGAGACTTACGGTAGAACTTTGGTGACATTCCGAAGAATGCACGGATTTCTGCCGCAATCTTACCTTGGCGTGGAGTCCACTTTGCAGCTAGACCATTCTTTTCACGGAGTGCATCACCAAGTATGGTATATGCCGATTCCTTCAAAGCCTTGGTCTTGAAAACAAACAAGTCATCCCAACGACCAAGTTCTGGTACCTTAGTCAATAGAGCCTTAGCGGCTTCTGTGTCGGTATTTTCTAGGTATACTAGAATATCACGAAACAATTGACGTTCACCAGCACCACCACGGGCATCACGAAGCCATGCGGCTACACGCAATGCTAGGTCGCGGTTTTCCGCCAAAGCAGCTGCAAATGCAGGCTTAATGTCTTTGCCACGAGATGCGCCAGCATTGTAGAACAAATCTACAACTGCGTTTGCAGTGGACTTTCGTGCCTTCATACCATTTACGGTACGGGCTTCTTGATTCAATACAGCGTCGGCGAATGTTGACATAATAATCTCCTTTTCAATCAACAGGTTAAACTTTTTGCGTACCAATGTGCAACCATTACACTTTATCCCCTAAGGGAACCCGGAATCGAACCGGCCTTTCGGTTTTCATTAGCATTAATTTATTTTGCGGAACTTAACCTAAAACTTTCATATATAACAGGATCGTTTTGTACTTTTTGTTTTACGTGAGAAATCCAAACTCACTGTGATAGTCTATGAAGTTATCTCTGACCATCCATCCTTAGTTTAGTAATGTTGCTGAACCGATCCTAATAAACTAACAAGAACATAGTATAACAAGGTAAGTGTAATTTGTCAAGTCTTTTTTAACATTGTTGCTAAAAAACAACGTGGTGTCTCCGACAGGAATCGAGCCTGTATCCCATTCTTAGGAGGAATGTATTCTATCCGTTGAACTACAGAGACATGGTGCCCCAAGTGGGATTCGAACCCACAGAATCTTGATTTTGAATCAAGCACGTATACCGTTCCGTCATCGGGGCATAAAATTGGTGGGCTGTCAGAGAATCGAACTCTGTTCTTCCGGTTAAGAGCCGGTTACTTCACCAATTAAGTTTACAACCCATATTGAAACACACTGTTGCGGCCGCAGGATACCGAGTGATGTAGTGAGTCGGAATCAAACCTTCTCAATCTACACAGTGCTCTCCACAATGTGTTTCAATATGGTGCAACCTAGAGGAATCGAACCTCTTTCAACGGTTCTTCAGACCGCAGCTATGACCACATCAGCTAAAGTTGCTAAATTGGTGCTTCTACCAAGAATCAAACTTGGGTTTCGCCCGTACCAAGGGCGTGTACTGTCACTGTACGATAAAAGCAAAGTTAACACACAATTTATCCTATTATACTCCGTGTGTCATGGAGAAATTGAATTTGTAAGTAGTTCCACCCATATTATCGGAACCATTCACCTTAGTATATAAAGCCGGCAAGGTCTCGGTACGTTACTTGGGAGTCCTCCAGTTGATACGCCACCTGTATACCGCCACCGTAAACGGCGAACAGTCGGAATCGAACACGCAACCTTTTACTAGTTCAGTCCTTCGAAGAAACCTTACTAGCGTGATTTTTCTTGCTAACACTTACAAAACTGGATTTGTTATATTGTGGATTTTGTCAGTTTATTGTTCCACAACCTCACGACGCAATAGCAACTTAATGCCGCACTGCTCGATACCCTACCCATTATGCGAACACTTTGGGATCAAACAGGATAACAAAACTTGGTGCCGCGTGTCAGACTCGAACTGACATACTTCCACTTGTAAGGAGGACGCTTGAACCTTTCAGCTACCGGGGCATTTTATAACTTCTCAAATACGAATTTCTTTTTGTATTCTTTTTTTGTTTATTTCCAAAACCTTTACTTCCATAAGTATCGGTTTGTGTGTGACAATTTGGACACAATAATCTAAAATTATTCACCAAATTATTATCACTATTTCCATCAATATGGTCTAGATGTAACGATAGTGGCTTGTTATTCCAAGAATTACCAATTCCACATTCCGAACACTTTTCTCCACATTGTTCAATCAATAATTTTTTGAAGGTATTTCTTGAACCTCCAACACCATTCAATAAGTTTGGTTTAGTTTCATTTTCCCATTTATAATTTTGCTGGCATTTTGCTGAACAATATTTACTCCTTGTATTCATCTTCGTGACAAACAAACTACAATGCATACAAGTATATGAGGATTTTATACCCATTTCTAACTCCTAAGTAGAACACTATTTTATTTATATAATGTTCTACTTTCAGAATAAAATTTACTTTGGGTGGATGTACGGGAATCGAACCCGTGATAGCGGAATCACAACCCGCGGTTTTGCCACTAAACTAACAACCACATAAATTCTGGAGCGGGTAGAGAGAATCGAACTCTCACACAATCCTTGGCAAGGACCGAGGCTACCTTTACATCATACCCGCTTTTACTTACTGCGCTTCTGCTAATTCTTGTTCTGCAAGAATCCGTTTCAATCTATCTGCACAGAAAGAAGCAGCAGGCGCATCTGGTTTAACCATTGGTGTCATGTTACATGTACCTTTGATATAACCAATTGCTTGTTGAACAACACAAGAAGAACCGTGAATTTCATCTTTGTTTAGGTCCAAATGAACTTCAACGTGACGGTCTTCCAATACATCCTGCATTTCTTGGAACAAAGCAGAAACTTTATAAACTTCTGTCATCAGACGCATTGCAGGTTTGCTTTTCTTGTGGTCATAATCTAATTCACGGTCAACAAAACCAAAAATCTTACATCCATGACGACCATCAATATGAACAACAACTGCTAAAGCGTAATCTGCATACCATACACCATCAATACGCATACGTTCGGAGTCTGCACCAAGATAAACTTTAGTGTCAGGTCCTTGTTTTACAATAAATGCTTTTACTTCATCCAAATCGAATTTTTTCATATTAACTTTCTTTTATTGGCGCCCCCCGAAAGACTCGAACTTTCACCAACGGTTTTGGAGACCGCCGTGCTGCCATTACACCAGAGAGACATTTATCTTTTTACCGCTTGAGTTTCCTCATTATACCTTGTCAACTTATCATCAAACTCATATAAACCTAATGATTGGCTTATATCAACAAGTTCCTGTAAAGCATTCTCTCTATTTATTTTGAGAATTGCTTCAAATTCTTCATCTTCGTTTTGTTGGTCCTCAATCTTACGCATATCACGTTGAAAGATTGCATCCCAACGGTTTGCATATTCTTCATTTGATACACTTTTAGGTCTTGGTGCAGAACCTTTGCCGCCGTCACTCATATTTAACTCCTAAAAATTGGTGCGCCCTGAGGAATTCGAATCCCCAATCTGAATTTCGTAGACTCATGTGATATCCAGTTTCACCAAAGGCGCATAATCTGGTGGTGATAGAAGGTACCGAGCCTTCCTCATCGGCATATGAAACCGCTACGCATCCATCTACGTCATATCACCTAAAATTGGCTCCGCATCTGGGTAACGATCCCAGCTAAACATTGATTAACAGTCAAGCCCATGCACCATGCTCGGGTTCTGCGGAATAAAAACAACAGGAAGGTTTTTGTCGCTAGACATCCAAAAGTTAGCTTGTTTATTGCTGAACCCTTCCTAAAACTGGTCTCGGTAGAAGGAATCGAACCTTCGCCACATGGTCCCAAACCATGCATGATACCATTTCACCACACCGAGAAAACTGGAGCAGTCACTACGATTCCCACGTAGATATTGGGTGGACCCCAATACGGTTAATATCCGACTGCATAAATTGGTGGGATTCGTTTTGAGGCCTGTCCCGGTGAGTAGATCACTACTTCCTGTTACATCGCATTTTAGTACTATTACCTGCCCTAAGGATTAGCTAGCTACCTTAGCGACTCATACTGGATAATGTAACTTATCCGCTGTCTCTTGGTGCCCCACGACAGAATCGAACTGCCATCACAGGATTACAAAACCAGTGTACTACCATTGTACTAGTAGGGCTAAAAAATGGTCTGTGTAGAAGGATTCGAACCTTCGGCCTCTCAGTTCCAAACCGAGCCGTCTAACCTGGCTGACATTACACACAGAAAACTTGGTGGACCGTAAGAGAATCGAACTCTTAATTTCTGGTTGCAAACCAGATGTGTTACCATTAGCACTAACAGCCCGAAAAAAATACAACATAGACGCTCTGCTCAAGGCAGACTAGGATTACGCCTTCTATGTCGTTTATATAGAGGTGCCGTAATCGAAGCTCTCTATACAATAAATGGTGGAGTGAGTAGGGATCGAACCTACCTGCCCGAAGGCCACCGGGTTACAGCCGGCTAGAACACCATTGTTCCATTCACTCCAAAAATACAACAGAATCCGCTTTTTTTCATTAACATTGAAATTTTTTATTTGCTGAATGGATTCTAAAACTGGTCCTCTGTAGAAGAATTGAACTTCTGTCTATCGGTTATCAGCCGATTGCTCTACCATTGAGCTAACGGAGGAAATGTTGTTGCAATCTCAACTTAATGTTTATCGGAGACCGACTCACTACAACAACAAAACTTGGCCCTTGAGGTACTCATTGCATAGTACGTTACTAACATTGGCAAGGTGTATACGGCCCCGCTAAACACAAGGATAAATTTGGTGGATAACAGATGCCGTAGCACCCGCTTCTCCATAACTTGGCGGTCTTAGGGGGTAACGATCCCCACTCTTACGGCGTGACAAGCCGTCGTGCGTCCATGAACACTTTAAGACCAAATTAGGATAAGCTACTTGTTTCCACACAAGCCCTTAATTGAGCGGTTACTCTGTCCATCTTTTTTATCTGGTACCTGTGTGCAGAAAGATAACTGCCTATCAGAGCCTGAGTTTGACCTCGCTAACGGTTTTCTGCCACCGGATCTCTATCGCTAATCAAACGCTACTTTAACGAAAGTAGTAACGAGAATTTGTGGCATTACGAACTTTAGCCGTGTCTCTAACGTGGACACCGAAAGAACATCTTGTGATGCCCCGCTGGACCCGCCATACACATAATGTATGGATTAACAGAAAGTTTTTGCTTTCTGATTTGGTGCCCCAGGTCGGACTCGAACCGACACGCCACTAGGACATGAGCTTCTAAGACTCACACGGCTACCATTACGTCACCAGGGCAAAATACAACAGGATAATTTTTACGGTTTAGATTAAAAGTCTAATGTATAAATGTTTGCTGAAATTATCCTAAAATCTTTGGTAGGGGCACAGAGAATTGAACTCTGGTTAATAGGTTAAAAGCCTACTACTTTACCACTAAGTTATACCCCCATATTACCATATGTTTAGTGTTATCCGCCGATTTGTCAACAATGTAGCTAACACAGACAAGCGAATAGCAGTTATTTCAGGACCTGTTCCTCGCACAGTTAGGCCCGAATAGTCATAGCGTCCTATGACGATACCTTGATAACACTAAACATATGGTACTCCGAACGGGTTTCGATCCCGCTTCTCCTCCTTGAAAGGGAGGCGTCCTAGCCACTAGACGACCGGAGTAAAAATTACACTTAACTTGTTAATGAACTTCAGCAACTACTCTATCGTTTGTTGCTATGTGTCTATTATAACACATTTAAACTTTCTGTCAACAACTATTTTCATAGTGTTGTTTTTTGACAACATTCGATATTCGCAAATACCAAATAGAGTCATTAATTGATTTCTCAATCTATGCATAGAGTATAACAGAACCAGTGGCTTTGTCAACATCTATTTGCATGTTGTTGCAAAAATACAACACTCTCATAAAGGTCTTAAAAAGAGCCATTATGAACAAAAACCAGTCATAAAGGGCTTAATAACGACCTTTATGAAAAATGGAGTCGGTGACAGGAGTTGAACCTGCATGTAACGGGGTTGCAATCCGTTCCCTAGCCATTCGGGTCACACCGACATTTATCTCTTTGTTGCGCCTATTCGGCTTGCTTTGTTCCAATCATACTTAATACCGTCTGGACATAAACCATTTTTAATAGTGTCCACACCAAACTTGCCTACAAATTCCATCTCACCATTAGTGATTGTCACATGTTCATCAACAAGTTTGGCCATTTCCATTGCTATGTTGAGGTCATTACTTTTACCTCTAACAGAGTCTGTATTATCAATTACCTTCCACATACTTTCCTTAATTTAGTATCTTAGATACACGCATATATTCATAATTAACTGTTAAATCATTCTCACGGAATGTAACAGCACCATTTTTTAAATGGAATCTTTTTGCCATTTGAGTTTTAGGACTCAATGTAACAAACCTTTTGATGTTTGGTTTGCTTTCTTCTATGTGCTTCACAGCATCAAAGATTAATTGTACACCAGAACCTGGTACATAACTCCATATAGTATAGAATATTGCAATTTCAGGTTCTTCAGTTTGTTCAAACAATTCTGTTTCAGAAGAAGGAATTGTTTTCTGATAACTTACGCAAGTGATTGCTTTTACTTTATCGGATAATTCATCCCGCAAAACAAAAATATCTTTGTTTTCACCAATTCGATCCAAATGGGGAATATTTGGTCTTACCGGATCTTCACTCAAAATGTTAAAAAAACTGTCTGTTAAACTCTTAATTAAATGCAACATAATATCTCCATAAACTATTGTAGGACAACATTATGTATGCATTTAATGTTTTTGGCGGAGAGTGTGGGAGTCGAACCCACTCGCCACTTTCGCAGCGTCGGATTAGCAATCCGGTGCCTTACCATCCAGCCCACTCTCCAATTACATTGTAGGACCGTTACCGTTCCTAAAACCTACTTCACCACCTTCTTCTTTGATTCGTTTGATAACATCTTCAAAAAGAATTGGTCGAAAATCTGTTTGCTCTACACAAACGCAATGATAGCGTGGATCAACAACACTGATTGTATCATATGTAGCATCATAAACTTCTCGCATAACTCTATTGCTATGCGTATGACCATGAATGTTAACGCCAAAACGACCAAGACTTTCGGTGTGAATAGGAATATGAGACAGAATCATTCCGTTCATTACATGATATGCACGTAGCTCACGAAAATATTTTCTATATTCTTCATCACGAAAAATGTCATGGTTACCTCGAATAAGAACCTTATCACCGTTCAGTCTTTCCATAATTGGAAGTGCTTTGCGGTTAATAACAACGTCACCTAGATGATAAACTTTGTCTTTTGGTCCTACTGTTTCATTCCATGCTTTGACCATTGCTTCATCCATATCTTCTGGACTATCCCATGGCCTAAGTTTTGTAACTCCATCGTTACACATAAAGCGGCATACACCTGCATGACCGAAGTGTGTGTCACTTACAAGAAATACACTTGGCATATTCGCCTCCTATTAAATTGGCGGAAAGCAGAGGAGTCGAACCCCATCCCATTTCTGAGAACCCAGTTTTCAAGGCTGGTCGCCGGACCATCCCAGCTGCATTACTTTCCAAATTCTTACCATATTGAAACACACTCTCTCCGTCAGGGGGATTTTCATCGTGCTAACTAAGCTACTTCGTCAAGAACGCCGTGTAGTTACTACGCCGTGAAGACCAATGATGAATATGTTTCAATATGGCACGGGTGAAAGGTATCGAACCTCTGCTCTCAGAGTCAAAGTCTGATGTGCTACCATTACACAACACCCGTAAATTACACTTAACTTGTTAAAGAACATTTGGTTGATTTCTCAACCGAAAACCGAGTATAACAGAAGTCGATGCCTCTGTCAATAACTTTTTTCAAGATGTTGTTTTTTGACAACACCAAAACAAAAAAACCTCAGAACTTTCGTTGTGAGGTTTGTGAAATCTGGTTTAGTTTTCTAGTCTGTTACCGTACTCCACAACCCCCTACATGCGCCCATGGTTGATTATCACTGCCAATAAAGGGCGTGCGATACTCACATGTTGACGATAAGGCTTTGAGGAACTGGGACACTATAACTCCAAAAAATTTAAACTATAAAACTATATATACAACTTATTTAGTGGATTATGAAATTTTCCACTTTATTTCCTGATATATATCAGGTTCATCTGGATTTTTAAAATCTTCAAAAACTTCCCATAACTTTTCTTTGATTGCAAATTTTGTAACCAAACTTGTTTCTAACCCATAAGCTTCAATTTCCCAAGGATGAAACCAATAATCTAAATTGTCTGAATCTATTTCTTTCTTATGCCAGACAGTTAAAGTATCATTAGTATGACCATAAGCAAATTGTTTCACATGAACCAATTCATGAGCAATTACCCTAAATGTTAAAGGTGCGCCAAGGCCTTCTTTCACATTGATTAGAAATTCTCTAGGCTTATTTCTTATATTATCGCCAGTAACTTCACATGTTCCGTGGTCCAACATCTTTTTATCAAATTTAATAATAACAAATATGTGTGGTGATAATTGCTTACTGAATAGTTTTTCAGCAAAATAATGTGCTGACCGGGTCAAAAACGGTTTAAATTCTGGATCAGGACAACCAATAATTTTTAAAAACATTTCAGTGCCTTTTATTTGTATTTATCTAAGTCTTATGGTCTGACCAAACATTCACTCCACATTTTAATAGAAAAGCAATTCCAGATTCGTCACGGTAAGGTATTCCAAAGTAAACCTGTTTGATGCCTGCTGTGTATATCTGTTTAGCACAATGAATGCAAGGAGCGTGTGTTAGGAACATTGTGGCACCATCACCAGACTCGGAAGACTTAGCCAATTTCGCAATAGCATTTGCTTCAGCATGAATGACTTCAGGTTTGGTTTTTAGTTTATACCTACCCTGCATAATATTGTTTGCACTATCACGATACGTTCCCTCATATGGCCAACCTTCTTCAATTTCTTCAGGACTTAACCAACCACCCGCACTACACCATTCTTTATCTTCACATTCGTTTGTCCATCCAGCAGGCATTCCATTGTAACCAATAGAAATGATTCTGTCATCTTTTACAATAATAGCACCTACTTGTAGGCGCTTTGCGGACGATAATGCGGCAAATCTTTTTGCAACATCCATGTACGCATCAATAAATTTTTGTCTCATATTTTTATTATTAATGGTACACCAGGTAGGAATTGAACCTACACTCCATCGATTATGAGTCGAATGCTTTACCATTAAGCTACTGGTGTATTATCTGGTCCGGCGTAGAGGAATCGAACCTCTATAATGACTTTAGAAGAATCATGTCCTATCCGTTGAACGAACGCCAGTAGAATTATTTATTCCTTGTCGTAATCAATTTTATTGATAAAAGACATTTTTTGTTCTTCTGACCATGCTTGCATATAATCATTGTCTTTATCGAACATTTTTATATATTCTTCTTTTGTGATTTCACGGCTACCTGTAATCACTTCATCAA